GACATGTCAAAAGCCTTTACAGCGTCTTGTGTATATTGGTCGATAACCGCTTGTTGATAGGGATCTTCAAACTTTTTGTAAGCAAAAGGATCTTGTAAATCTCTTATAGCGCTAAGTTGATCTTCACCAGACGTTAAGAATCTTTCAAAATTACCTATACCACTTCTGAGTCGATCTAAGCCAGCTTTTTCTAAATCAGTAAGATCTGCAAATTTTTGTTCTGGTAAAGGAGTTTCAAATCTTTTTCTAACTATTTGTTGAAGTTGATTAATAAAACCAGGAGTCTCTTCTGTCCCAAAGAAAAGACTTCTTAGATAAGGATCGCCTATTGTATCAACTACTTGTTGATTTGGCTTTAATCTAGGATCTCCATAAATAGCCATTATGCGTACCCCTCGTTGTATTTTTCAAAAGTTTTCATTAAGTTCATCATGTTCTTAGCACCTTTCTTTCTATCAGGTTTTCCGCCTGGAGTTAATGATACAACACCTTTGCTTTTACTAATTTTGTAACCTCCCAATCCTTTGTTAGCAGAGGCAGTCATAACAAACTCACCATCAGACAACATAGCTGGTATATCATCAGAAGTTCCAGTTCCTGGGCCTTCAGATTCTCCACCATCTCTCATATCTAAAACTTCTCCGCCTTCAGCAAAACCAAGATCAAAACCACCTTTACCAAAGGTGCTACCTAATTTTAAATCTGGTCTTAGAGTATCTCTTACATCTTTAAGAGGATTGTCTCTTTCTTTTTTAGCAGCTAAATAACTTAATATGCCAGCGGGTACTGCTAAACCAGCAGCAGCTCCCATACCCTTGTTATAGAAATTTTGTAATCTTTGTTGGTTATAAATATCATCTTCACCTGTAATATTACTTACTAATTGCATTAAAGGATTATTTTGACCTAAACTCATAATACCTGATTGATTACTTACATTTTGACTAAGACCACTAAAAGGGTTTATGGCTTTTTTAAAAGAATCAAAAGAAGAAAAAGGATTGCTACCAACTGGTACATTAGGAGCCATTCCAGGTCTTAATCCGCCAGCTAATCCTCCTAAAGTTCCAGTTAAAGCTCCTGCTAAACCAGATTTTAGTCCTCCACCACTAGCTAATCCTGATAATCCACCACTTAATGCCATAGATGCAAGTGGCCCTAAACCTGGTATAAACATAGCTCCTATAGGCGCTAATGTTTTGAATAAATCACTTTTTACAACTTTTTTTACTAAGCCTGTTTGTGCTTTGACTACTTTTTTTACTGGCTTGATTATTTTTTTTACTAATTTTTTGAGAAAAAACTCAGGTAAACCAGAATAAGGATTTATACTATTAGAACTGCCAACAACATAATTAGCTGGATTTATACCAGCATCAAGCATATCTTTAAATATCTGTCTTTTAGTAGCTAATGATATAGCTAATGGCGGAATAACCATTTCCCCATCAGCAACATGTGCAATTTTGTTATCTTCGAATCTTCCTAAACTTGCAAGACCACTTATTTGTTCATTCATCTTGTTATTTTATTATAAGCATTAGTGGGACTACAACTCTATTATTATGCCACCACTACGTTTTACGTCTATTTTCAACGTACCTACTGAGCCAAGCAGTTCAAAACCAGCACCCGCTACGGTAGGTTCTGTTAACTGAACAAATCTGTTGCCTATATAAGCTTGTAAAGAGCCAACAGTTGTATTCCATATTACATCACCTTCTTGGAAATCTAAAGAACTTATTTCGCTATCTGTATAGTGTGGAGTCCTATCAGGATCGAAGGTGCCTATATTTAATTCAAGTAATCTAACTAATCTATTGTATAAATCTGGCGAGACATCTCTTGTGGCTAAAGGTAGAGCAGTTTTGATTAATCTTGTCATTAGCGTCTGCCATCTGTTTGCACATCTAGTCTTGTATCACCTAATCTCCAACCCACACCATTATTACCTGAATCACCATCATTTGATTTGATTTTAAATACCACTTGCCTACCTCTACCCCTAATGTGTGATTGTTTTGTTGTAGGCGATACTGTAGAAGTAGCAACTGAAGAAAGACTATCGCCAGGGAAGTTTCTCACTTTGGTTTCTATATTTACATTAGTCGAAGTATCAGAGGTTAGAAACTTAACATCAGGTATTAATCTTCTTAGAAAAGAAAAGCTTTCTCCATCTTGTATATCTAAATCACCTGATTCAATAAATACATTTTGCATCTCGCTACCGTCATCATTAAATCCTACTTCGTGTTGATATAAGTAATTATTACCTGTAGCTTGTGGATAAGCTGAAACACCAATATCTAACCAAGCTGTTCTTGTTAACTGTCCATAATACCAAACCCCTTCTTGATAATTATAAATGACATATCTATCTATTTCCTGAGATGAGCTAGATGGATAAAACCAACCTATTTCAGAATGCTTTTTATTTGTAAAAGCGAAAGTTTTCAGTCTTTGCTCTGTATTGAAATCAGAAAATACATAATTTTTAACTGTACAAGGTAGTTCGCTAACGGATCCTTTATATACATAAAAAGCATCTTTACCCATAAAATAAACACCCTCAGGGCCATTAATACAAGCATTAGGGCCTATAAGTCCTGTAGCTTCATCAATAAGGTTAATAGCAAAAACCAAAGGTGGCCCAATATTTGTCATACTATAAATAGAAGTATCTGTAAAAATTATAATTTCTTGTCTTGATTTAATACCGCCAACTATTTGTGAACCTGATGAAAGTCTTACACTACCAGCTGTATTAGTGCTTCTTGGCTCAAAATCTAATAAATCTTCAGAAGAAGAAAAAGCAACCAACATAGGATCTAAAGAGCCAGTTCTTGCACCAGCTGAAATTGGGTCTGCACCTAGTACTATTAAATGTCTGTTAGTCTCAGAAGTTAAAACTTGTATGGCTTTAGTAGGAACTAAATTAGCTCCAGTTATTGAGCTTAATTCTTGAGCTCTTGTGCCTGTACCTGATGATTCGTCCCATCTAAATATGCCACCCCCTCTAACAGCCATTACTAAATCTTCACCATAGTTATCTTGCGACCATATTCTTAGTTGATTTGCAGAAGATAGTGGACTAGAAGATCCCCACCCCCCTGCACTCCAAGCACCTGAACCCCAACCAGTACCATCTACAAATACATCTAGACCAGTTACTATTTGATATACGCCATTTGCACTACCGCTTGTATTATCGCTAGAAGTTGCTGTTACTGCATTACCGCTAGTATCGACTGCATTTATAAAATACTCATTACCGTTTGTAGTAGATATAGATTGTATTTGGTACTCTTGATTTAAAACTGTAGCAGTTATTGCTCCGCCTAAAGTACTAGCTCCGCTAAAGGTTACAAAATCATTAGGGTTAGCGCCATGATTATTATCTGTAACTTTAATAGAACTTGAACCATCTGCTACTTTGGTAAAAGTTATAGATCCTGATACTGTTCTTCTTATGGGAGTTATATCTTCAAAAGTGTTACCTGATTGTATGTAAAATTTTAAATGTGTACCTATACCTAAATATTTACTACCATCTAAAGAAATCCAATTAAATATAGATCTTGCAGTACCTTTGAATGTAGCTGATAAAAGTTTCGCCCAACCGCCAAATTTTTCAGGTAAACCCATCCTAAATCTCACTAAGTTACAATCGAACCAACCTCCTTCATTAGAATAAGAAGTGCCCTCTCTATCTATACCTGGTTTGAATTTATATTTAATTAAAGCCATTTTTTATTTTATTAAGAGCATCTTGCAAACTTTCTTTTGAATCAATGTTTTTCATAAGCGAGTCTTTAAAAGTTATTTTTGTTCTTTTGCCATCCTTAAAAATTTTAAATATTATTGTATTGTATTCCAAACAATAAAAAGCATAAAGGTCAACCATACCTTTTTTATAGTCTCTAAGCTTTGTATTAGCCCCTCTACGCATGTCAAAACACCAGTTTACTCTTTTATGAGTTTTATGACACATTTTCTTCTTAGAGCAGGTTTTTACTTGGCACTTGTACATAATGTCATTTATTTCAAATATTATGTCAGCATGACTACCATGTGGTAAAACGTGTACTGTATCGCTTTCTAAACTTAAAAAACTAGCTACAGCGTATTCGCCAGATCTTCCAATACGTTCTGTTTGGCGAGTCATATTTAAAAAGGGTATTCATCAGACTCCATCATCTTAGAAAGCCTAACAGCTCTTTGACCAACTTGGCCAGCCCATCTACTGTTTAACATTTCTTCTGAGGCTTTAGTAAAATTTTCGTTTTTAATATGCTCAAGTGTCTTTTCAAATTTGAACAATCTGTTCCCCATATTAAAATACATATCAATTAAAACAGTTTTTCTTACTTCTGATAGATCTGAAAAAAAATTTAATTTATTTTGTAAAACAATTACAGATTTATCTACATCATTTTTAAGTAGATATTCTGCTTCTTCTTCTGTTATACCTCCGCCTAATTTTTTATCAATAAGTCTGCCAAAACCAATAGTTTTATAGCCCTCACTACAATCATAACAATGACTTACAAAGCCTTCGTGTAGCTTTAACAAATTTATAAGTTCTTGCATTTAAAAAAAGATAACTTTTGTTAAAAATCCTGTAATACCTAAAAATATAGTAAGAGAAAAAATTAGACTATTTCTAATTAATTTATTTAAAGATGTTATCCCATTTTCAATATTTTCTAATCTTCTCCAATTTTCTCGCCAACGCTGTTCACAAGCAGCCTCATGCGCTGAAAGCCTTTTATCAACTTCGTTAACAGTTGATCTAGCCATTAGAAATAACTCCTTAAATTATCCCAATACTCTCTAACTTTTTCGTCTAAAGCTTTATTGGTATAAGGAGCAAAAGCTTTTAATAAAAATTTACTAATTATTAAAAACAATCCTATCCAAAAAATAATTTCCATAAATTACTCCAAGTTGCTTATAGTTTGTCTAGCTTCTTCCCTTTTAATTTTTATATCCTCTGGTATTTCTTTTCCTGTATCAGCTTTTCTGAAAGCATACCAATCTGTTTTATGTAAATAAAATTGTGCTTCTTGTATAGATATTTTTTTATCTTGGTTGTCTTTATCTACTATGTCATCTTCTGACATTTCTTTAAACTTAGATACTATATTTTCACTAGCATCTGAGTCTAATTGAAAAACTTTTTCTACGCTTTCTTTTACACTAGCAAAACCAAATTCTTCTTCTTTGCCAGAAATAATATTTGCATTAGCATCTATTAATCCTTCTATAAACATCGAAGATAAATTATCTAAGATATCTATTTCTTGTTGGGATAAATCTTCTGATCTTTTTATCATAAAATAACCTTAATACATTCTTGTGGCACTTATGCCTGCATAAATTGAGTTCAAACTAATGCCATTGTAATTACCTATATACGCAATCCTTACATCTTCACCTGCATAACATCTAATGCCAACGTATGTAGAACCACTAAGAGTTATTTGACCTCTTGCGTTAAAAGTAGTTGTGCTCCAATCTCCTATTGCATTACCTGAACCTGCTAATAAAAAACTACCACCATTGGTTGCTATCCACATTCTTGTAGTATCTGCGGTATCACTAGCGAATCTTGATAATTGACAAAATGCGTCAATATACCAAGTTCCTGCACCTAAATAAATAAAATTACCGCTTGATGAATATGATGCGTTCTTTTTATTAGTAATTACGTCAGAATTTAGTGGATAGTAAAAATAACCGCTAGTTGTGCTATAAGAACTAAGACTGCTTGTAACATAAACTCGTGCTGTGTCAGGAGCTCTATTGGCTGCAGTTGAAGAGGAACCTATTAAACCTGCGCTTGAATTATTTCTAAAATCTCCATAAGTCTGTCCACTAAAAGTGGGGCTTGATTGTACTGCAAGAGTAACTGCTCCTGATGATCCGCCTCCAGTTAAATTTGAACCAGCTGTAACGCCAGTTATATCTCCGTTACCTTTAGCATTTATTTGAGTTTGTATGTTAGAAGAAACTCCATTTAAGTATTGAAATTCTGTATTACTAATAGTTCCATTTGCAATTTTGGCAGCGTCTATCGCTGCGCTAGATTTTATGTTTGCATCTTCAATATTGGTAATGCTGTTACCAGTTCCATCTGCATCAATTGTTTTATTAGTAAAAGTGTCTGTACTAGAAGTTGTAACAAAGGAGCCTCCATTTAAAGTCGCACTAGCACCTAAATCTATTTTTTCAAAAAGATCATAAACTACTGCGCCTGCACCACCTCCATCTAAAATACAGCCTTTGGTTTTACCATTAGCTATAGTTACATTTCCTCCTGATCCTTGTGAAATTGATATAGATTGACCGCCTGATGTAGCATTTTCTATAAAAATTACTTTAGATACTGTATTTGGTAA